AGACATTGCATAGTCCCGGATACCATCCGCTTGAGGCCTGCAACCAATGATAAATGCATTTCAATATGACATATCCATCAGCACCCTGGATTGAACAGGAAAGTCCGTATTACAGACTGCGACCACGCCGAGTAGTTGCAACTACCTTTGTGCTGATGTGTTGTTAGCGTCCGAGATTCCGAGCCTCGATATGCCTTCGCCAGTCCCGTGTATGACTCGCTAACAACTGATATACCATATTGAAACACACTCCCTTACCCCGATGATGTTATCGTTGGACAGCAGGTATCTCTCCTGCTTTTCTATGATGGATGAATATGCTTCAATATGGATTCGGAGTTTTACCGAACTTCAAGGCACTCGCCCGCCAGCGCATCTTTCGATGTTGTCTTTCAACTCTGGGACCTTACAACGACCCTGTGTGCATTCTCATTACACTATACCATATAGAAACACACTATTGTTTTACAATAAACTACGCTCCTGAGTTTCTGCTCAGGACCCCATAGGTCTGCCTATGTTTTCTAATGTGTTCTTATATGATATCAAAGATGGGAATCGAACCCACTAACTACCCGTGCGATGCGGGTTGTGCTACGCTCACTATACAACTGGGTTACTCTGTTTCGAACCAGACCAATTGTATACCTTTGCACTACCTTTCCATGTCGGCTTCTTCTTTATCATATAGAAACACACTAGTGTCTTAGGATACCGTCGACTGTATCCCCAACGTACTGGCGCAACGTCTTAATGTGTTTTTATATAATGAAATAGTGAACAGGATTTGCACCTGTGCCCACAGCCAACATCAGCGACTGCACTCTCCTACTAAGCTATCACCATATAGGAACACACTGCTAGGAGCTACCTTTAGGATGGCTTCGCTACCCATCCACAGTGTGTTCTTATATAGCAAACTCATTGCGGGCAGGACTCGAACCTGCATTCACCCCTAATAACGGGGTTTTCTTAGCCATTAGAAGACCGCGAGTTCCTGAGAGTAATTACTTCCCAGAATGGATGCCACCGGCCGATGACATTAACCATATGTAAACACACTACCAGTCCCGAGGATTCGAACCTCTTTCTCTTGTAGTTTACCACGACTTTTACGGTCGGGCAAGTAATGTGTTTGCATATGGCACGGGTGAAAGGTATCGAACCTCTGCTCTCAGAGTCAAAGTCTGATGTGCTACCATTACACAACACCCGTAAATTACACTTAACTTGTTAAAGAACGTTTGGTTGATTTCTCAACCGAAGAACCTAGTGTAACAGAAGTCGATGCCTCTGTCAATAACTTTTTTCAAGATGTTGTTTTTTGACAACACCAAAACAAAAAAACCTCAGAACTTTCGTTGTGAGGTTTGTGAAATCTGGTTTAGTTTTCTAGTCTGTTACCGTACTCCACAACCTCCTACATGCGCCCATGGTTGATTATCACTGCCAATAAAGGGTGTGCGATACTCACATGTTAACGATAAGGCTTTGAGGAACTGGGACACTATAACTCCGAAAAATTTAAACTATAAAACTATATATACAACTTATTTAGTGGATTATGAAATTTTCCACTTTATTTCTTCATATTTTTGTGGTTCATCTGGATTTTTAAAATCTTCAAATACTTCCCACAGCTTTTCTTTCATTGCAAATTTTGTAACTAGACTTGTTTCTAACCCATAGGATTCTATTTCCCATGGGTGATACCAATAATCCAAGTTGTCTGAATCTACTACTTTCTTATGCCAGATTGTTAGTGTATCATTAGTATGGCCATAAGCATATTGTTTCACATGAACCAATTCGTGAGCCAACGTTCTAAATGTTGCAGGTGCACCTAGACCATCTTTTATATAAATTAAGAACTCTCTAGGTTTATTTCTTCCATTATATTCAACAACTTCACAACTACCATGGTCTGCCATCTTATTATCAAATTTAACGACAACATATATGTTTGGTGATAGTTGTTTACTGAATAGTTTTTCAGCAAAAAAGTGGGCTGACCGAGCTAAATACGGTTTAAATTCTACATCAGGACAACCAACAATCTTCAAAAACATAGCGGACCCTTTTATTTGTATTTATCTAAGTCCTATGGTCTGACCAAACATTCACTCCACATTTTAATAGAAAAGCAATACCAGATTCGTCCCGATAAGGTATTCCAAAGTAAACCTGTTTGATACCTGCTGTGTATATCTGTTTAGCACAATGAATGCAAGGAGCGTGCGTTAAGAACATTGTGGCACCATCACCAGACTCGGAAGACTTAGCCAATTTCGCAATAGCATTTGCTTCAGCATGAATGACTTCAGGTTTGGTTTTTAGTTTATACCTACCCTGCATAATGTTATTTGCACTATCACGATACGTACCCTCATATGGCCAACCTTCTTCAATTTCTTCAGGACTTAACCAGCCGCCAGCGCTGCACCACTCCTCATCTTCACATTCGTTTGTCCATCCAGCAGGCATTCCGTTGTAACCAATAGAAATGATTCTGTCATCTTTCACAATAATAGCACCTACTTGTAGACGCTTTGCGGACGATAGTTGTGCAAACCTTTTTGCAACATCCATGTACGCATCAATAAATTTTTGTCTCATATTATTTTGTATTTTCACCTGAAGCTAAAACGCAGGTTGTGTTATTATCAAATTCCAACATTGTCCAAGTTCCTGTTTTTTGATTTTCAAACAATGCAACTGTTGTTACATTATCCATAAGTTCATTTTGAGAAAACCATGTAATCTTTTCATCAAATATTGATTTTATACCATTAAAAACTGTAACTGTATTACCACATTTAACAGGCTTTTTTCTTTCAATAAATTTAAAATCTGGTTCTTGGCCATAAACAATGGCAACGAACAAACATAATAATATTCCCGTTGCCATTTTTTTCATTTTAAGTCCTTAAAAGAAATGTGGTGCGACCGAAAGGATTCGAACCTCCCCCGTAAGAATTATGAGTTCTCGGCACTACCGCTATGCTACGGTCGCTTATTTGGTCCGGCGTGAGGGAATCGAACCCCCATCTAGGGAGTAGAAATCCCCTGTATTATCCATTATACTAACGCCAGAGTATTATTTATTCCTTGTCGTAATCAATTTTATTGATAAAAGACATTTTTTGTTCTTCTGACCATGATTGCATATAATCATTGTCTTTATCGAACATTTTTATATATTCTTCTTTTGTGATTTCACGGCTACCTGTAATCACTTCATCAACATGGTGTTGTGAAAATTCTTGAAAATCGGTGTTTCCAAGTCCACAAACAACCTCATCATTTGCGTGTTCTTCTTCCAAAGCTTCCACAACATAACGCATACGAAACATAGAAACAGTTTCGACAATATACAATTTTTTATTAGCCATTTTTCACTTTCTCCAAGGAGTCTTTACGAATCCAATATAGTTGACGAGTTCGATTATCCGACGGGTCGAATTTAGATACAGGTAAGAAATCAACACCGTCGATCTGTTCCACACCCCAAGACGAGAAGGTCCAGTAGAACTCTAACGGGTTCAATTTATTACGCAGTTTGATTGGTTTTTGGTCAAGGTTTTTCATAATGTACATACTATAACACAAAAGAGAGGCTTTGTCAAGCCCCTCTCCACTACAGTCACACTATCAACTAGTCTTTAATACCAATTTTTTTAATGGCGTCCTGTGTTTTCACAATATTTTCCAACCAAATTTTCAACATACCGTTTACTAATTCCGCGTCCTTGATTTCAACTTTATCATTCAAAGTAAATGCACGTTCGAATGCACGGTTAGCAATACCTTTGTATAGGAATTGTTCACCTTCATCATCTTTTGTTGCACCTTTGACAAAAAGTTTATTTCCTTCCATGGTAATTTCAAGATCGGTTCTAGCAAAACCAGCAACAGCCATTTCAATGACGTACTTATTTTCTTTTACCTGTTTGATATTATATGGAGGATAACCCACAGCCTTCTGTGTTTGTTCAGCTGTTTTACGTAGCAGCTCCATTGTTTCGTCAAATCCAACCGTGAAAGGTTGTAGTCTGCCAAAAACGTCATTACCAAAAACATCTTTAAATGTCATAATATTCCCCTTACTTCTTAGAATTAAAAACATTACCAGCGACGGCACCAGAAATATCCCACAAGGATTTAACTACTTGTTTGGTAAATGTGGATTGTGCGGTAATAAATTGTTGCATAGGTTTGCTAACACTTTCTTCTTTTATGAAAGTGTTGACCCAAGAAGATTTACCGGATTGAATGGCGTCGATAGCCATATTTGCATATGATAGCATTTTTTGCTCCTTTAAAAGCGAGTTAATATTTGTTACCCCGAAGGCGTAACGATAATCCTGCTTACTTAATACAGGGCCAACTAACGGGTGACAGTGCAATTGCCCGGACGCCTTTTACCGTAGCATCAAACAGCCCTAAGGTGGGCAAAATAAGTATGCGTTTTAACTTATGGCGTAGGTCGCATCCCCTGCCATCCCATCCCTGAGATACCTCTATTTATATTTTTTTCTTAGAACCAATATTATATTTTGGTATTAATTGCCAATCATTTTTCTCTTTGTGGGATAGGATTTTAATCTGTGAAATGTAAATTGGTTCAGGTTGTTGGACTTGTGGTGCATTTACAATCTTAATCAATCCCCAATCTTCCAAAAGTATTGCAATTGCATTCCTACGAGCTAAATCGTTTTCTGATAAGTCTGTTGGTTTTCCATCAAGTGCAAATAATTCCTTAAAGTGTACAATGTAATATTTGCCTTGTTTGTGTAATATGTGACATGATTGAAATAGTGTTTGGTCCTTCTTAGAAGCGACACCTATTCTTGTCAATGTTTCACGTACTTTTAAAAAATCGTCCGGTTGTGTTAAAGTTACTTCAACTAAGTCCTGTATTCCTATCATTATGTTCTCATTTCTTATTTTTATAATACAATGAGTTATTTATGAATAGTGTTCCTTTAAGTATAATAAAACATTTTTTATATCTTCTATTGTAGCATTTGTTTTAATTCTATTAGCCCTCATAGATATTATTTTTACATTTCCGGGAACATAACCCAATTCAGGTATGATTCTATCCAATGAAGGTGAGAAATCATCAGGACCACTAGTTTTGCCTATTTCTAGTTTAACTTTTAGTATTGGACAATAAATTGGTATATCAATGTCATCCGTAGTTAATCTAAAAGGCACATCTTTTTCTAAAGCTCGCTTTTCAGCTCTCTTTAACATCATATACTTATATCGTTTATCATTGTTTCTATAATCAATTTTTCTTTTTTCAGAAATTTTTTCAGAATTTTTTAAATAAGATTTTTTACTGTAAATATTACCTTGGAGTTTTTGTTTAATTTTTAAACATTCAGTACAATGTCCGTTGGAAATATATCGTGTAAACGAACCACATTTTTTACATGGATTTATAACAGTCTTATACATATGCAATAATAGTTTTTTAAGATACTATTATTTAGTATTTTATTTTTTTATACCGCCGGTGTCCGTTAAGTTTCTAATGATAACCATCTGTTCTTCATTTAATATCCTCAAAGCATCTTTAGCTTTTTCATTTGAATAACCAAAATATACCTTCACACATTCCAAATCTTTTAATACCTCAGATTTTTGCCATGGTTGAAATTTCCGTTTCATTGGTCTAATCGTGTTTAACAAGTATTGATATTGCATGTCTTTATCAAGTTCTGGATAGTTATTCATTTCACTAGCATACAGCACACAATCCATATGATAAGATAGAGAACGATTAATCAAGAAAGGTTTGTAGTCGTCATAGTACTCGCCTTCAAACACATTCTTCTTAGTCTGGAGAATAGAAGGAATAATCTCTTTGAATAAATCAGGCATTGTACCACCCACACTTACGAAGAAAATCAGCCCTACTAAAAGTAGGATTACTTTGCCTAAAATGTGTACAAAGTTTCTCAATGAATTCTCTAAATTCTTTTTCATCAAAAGTCTGAGAAACTTTGTAAATACGAACTATTTCAGATATAGCTTTAAAATCAGTTCTGGTCATTGACATTATTTGAACTCACAATCAACTATATAAAATTGAAAAATACTAAATAAAAACATAATAATAAACTTTCACAAAAATGAAAAATACACCATACACTTATCTAATTTATTGTATTCCGACACAACAATATTATTATGGAGTAAGGTATTCAAAAAATTGTTGTCCAAAAGATTTGTGGAATTCATACTTCACTTCATCAAAATATGTTAAAAATTTAATCTTGAAATATGGAAAAGAAAATTTTAAATATGAAATAAGAAAAACATTCAATACCACATATGCTGCTAGACAATGGGAACAAAAAGTTCTAATAAAAATGAATGTTGTTGAAAGGTATGATTTCATAAACAAAACAAACACCTCACTTATCACAGGACAAAATAGAATTTGGTTGACGAACGGCCGCGAAAACGCTTTTGTTGATATTCTTAATGAGCATACTTACGTTGGATGGAAAAGAGGCAGAACATTTAGTGAAAAACATAAACAAAAAATCTCCAACACCAAGACGAAACAAAATATTATCAACAAACCAAATCATACATCCGAACAAAAACAAAAGTGGAGTAATCAACGGAGTGGTAGAATAAATGGTAGAAACACATCCAAATCTGTTATTATTCATGACACAAAATATGAAACTATAAAAGATGCTATGTGTGCAACAGGGTTATCTCGATTCAAAATCGTCAATCATTTCCTTTAAAAGTGCAATCCACCATAATCTCTGTCAGGCAAGCAATCATATTGATTTCATGGTCTGCAACAAAAGCTGATTGATATTGGTATTTTGCAAGATGGAGAACCAATTGAGGAACAGAATTTGGTTTCAGCAGTTCATATAGGCTGTCATAAATCTTACGATAGATTTTTGTTGCATCATTGTCGATATTCTGTGTAACCCACTTACGAGCACCAGCAAAGTCTTTTTCTTTAAGAGCTTTGATTAGTCCGGTAATTTGCACATCTGCAACAGAACCAAGAACACCCTTTAGAACCATTCAGTTTGAAGTCGATACAAGTGCAACGAGAATGAATTGGATCAATGATCCTGTTCTTAAAGTTACAAGTGAAGATGAATGAACAGTTGGATGCAAATTCTTCAATGGACGCACGAAGAATCGCTTGAGCATTTGGTGTCAGATAGTCTGCCTCATCAAGAATGATTACTTTACGGCCACCCATGAGGGAAACAGATGAAGCATAATTCTTAATCTTAACGCGGATAGTGTCAACACCATTTTCATCAGAACCATTGATTACGATATAATCACAACCAACTTCCAAACATAGTGCTCTCGCAACAGTAGTTTTACCGACACCTGCGGTGCCAGACAATAAGAGATTTGGAATCTCTTTATGATTGACGAATTCCTGAAATGTTGCCTTCAGTGAATCCGGAAGAATACAATCTTCAATAGTTTTTGGGCGATACTTCTCAACCCACAATATGTGATCGGCCATTCACAAACTCCATAATATAAAAAAATATAGTATAACACAAAACTTTGTTTGTGTCAACTAAAAAATTCAATTGTCAATCCATTCCCAACCAAGACACAGAACCATCATTTTACGATGAAACCAGTTTGGTTTTTTGCTAAATGCGATACTAAGACCATAGTTTCCACCAATTTGGTAATAACCAACTTTTGGCGGAATAACAGAAAATGCGTATGATGATCCTGTGCCTACATGAAATTGTGTTACATTGTTAGCTTTGTAATCATCAATTTTGTATGTAACTTGGCTCATTTAGCGTCCTTGATGCCTTCAATTAGAGCTTCAACTTCTTTGAAC